TTCGCTAAACGTGTCATACCGTTCCATAATGATTCCGGAAATAGTTTTGTAAATTCGTTTTTTAAATTTGCTACACTAACGCTCCAGTCGGAAGTAAAAATAGCTTTAAATCCTTGCCATAGTAACTTTAATCCAGCTAATACTTTATCCATAGGAGCCATTAACGCAGATAGAGACTGGCCTATTTCGTTTACCTTATTCCTGAATCCTTCATTTGTTTTGTAGAAGTAAATAAAACCTGCAGTTAATGCCGCAATTCCTGCTATCACTAGAGCGAATGGGTTAGCCATCATTGCAGCCTTCATCAAAGTAAATGCTGATTTAACACCTTTTATTGCATTGGAAACACTATTTAAAATTCCTATTGTTGCGTTAAATGCAAGAAAACCTGACGCTACAGAAACAATAATCCCACCAAGGATTTTAAAAGCAGTAGAATGCTCTTTCACAAAAGCAGTTCCTTTTTGAATCAACGGAATTATCTTATCCATCGACTTGACTATCGATGCACCGGCAGAGTTAATCCCACCTTTTAAACTATCTATGTGCTGAGCTATTGTTTTACCGCTTAGCTTTTGGACTAATTCGTCAAACTTAGTCAATATATTCGCCAAGTTTTTTGATACAGCATTTCTTAAATTTCCGAATGAGGTAGCTATTCCTAAACTATTCTCTTTCGCTAATTTCGCTAAATCACCAGTGCCAGTACCTAACTCAATTAGTTTATTTTGAAAGTCATCAAAGGTTACCGTGCCTTCTTTTAAAGCAGCATATAAGTCTCTCTGTGCTGATTTTCCTGTATACCCCATTGCTTCTGCAGTCTTTTGCAACGCAAGAGGCATTGTTTCTTGTAATGTTTTCCATGATTCTAAATCGACTGTTCCTGTTGAAAGCATTTGATTAAATTGTTGCATCCCTCGATTTGCATCATCTGTAGAAGCTCCAGAAGCAAGAAAGGCGTTATTCAGAGCTAAAACAGTATCCGTGGATTTATCAAGGTCGCCAGTAATAGCCGTCATTTGTTGTGTGTTAGCTACTACGTCATCTAACTTTGTTGGTAATCCATCAATCCCATCAGAAAGTTTCTTAATAGATTTATCTGAGTCCTCAGCGCTAAAACCGAGCGCCTTCATGACCTTAGGGAACTTCTGCATTGTGTCAAAGCGTGAAACTGCATCGCCAACTGAGTTTTTGAGCACATTAAAAGCCGCACTGGCAAGCTTTACAGCACCGACAGCAACGGCCATATCTCTAATGCTCTTATTGGCTTTTGTAGATTTCCCCTCTAATTGATCCAAGTTTTTATTCAATCCAGTTACATCTTTACCGTCTACATTGACAGATATTGATACCGTTCCATCACTCATCGTCATCCTCCTCCCTTAACATATTTGGAAGAGCGTACTTACGCTGTAATTCACGCATTCTCCGCTTTTCTTTTGCATCCATTCCTTTTTGAGGTTCCCAATTTCGAATCTGGATGATGCGTTGCATAATAGAATCGTCTGGTAAACTCTCAAGAAGTGCCTGGAACTCTTGCCAAGAAAGTTTTCCTTGCTCTGCGAATAGATTTATCCCTATTTGCCTGAACGACGCATAAATGTACTTCGCGTCATAAACGATATCTAAGCTCTTTTTAGTCGGCTTTGTTGGTAATTCGTTTCCAAGTTCATCAATTTCAGGTTGATTATTTCCTTCGAATAAAATGAACTTGGATCGAATTAACTCCCACATGTCCAATTTTTCGGATAAACTTAAATCCGTTTCTCCTACTAATAATTCAATAACCAAGTCAATCTTTTGCTTACTAAACAGCTCTTTGTCTGCTAGAACATCAAACACGTCTAGCACATTGTCAAAAGCTAAATCAATTGGATAGGTTTTTTCACAAAAAGAAAAAGAGGTAACAAGCGGATCATTTAACCGCATACTTGTCACCCCTTCTTAATAGCTTTTTTCTTCAAATATTCTTTTTGAACATTATTTGATTTGCTTTCTTGCTCTTGTTTGAACTCATCTATATTCTGTGCAATCCCGCTAGCTAAATCAAAGAATGCATTAATCCAAGCAATAAGATCCGGCACCTCTTTGTATAGCTTCGAAAATGCTCCGTCGCCAAGCATTACATCATAGCCTAATCCAAGCGCTTCTTTCTTCGATTCGATATCGTCATCATCTTTCAATTCATTTAGTTTCTTTTCGACTTCTGCATATTTAACCTTATATTCTTCAATATGCTCCGCAGAACAATCAAAAAAGAAATTTAATCCTGATAATGTGACAGGGAACCCTGTTCTTTCTACATTTATATTTAATGCTTTCATTCTCGTCCTCCTAAGCTGGTGTTGGAGTTATTTTCACAATGGCACTTTCTTTTCCATAGCCAATTTCATTTTTAGTTTGTGCCTTAAATTCATACTCCGATCCGTTTGTTAATCCACTAATATCACCCGTTTTGGTTGTAACTTCTTTTTCAGTGAATATAGCCGATCCAGTTCTATATAGAATCTTGTAGCCAGTAATATCCGATGCGCCGGACGGATCAGTAAGTTTATAGCTCACCTTTCCGTCACCGGCTGTTACTTCAATAGATGGGGCATCGGGCGCTATTTTTTTGGTGTTTTCTCTGGAATTCGATCAAAAGTAATTGTGCAGCTAAAATCTTCATATGCTGTTGCATCTCCAGCACCAGCGACAATATCAGTTAACGTTGCTCGCCCAACATAAGTATCTCCATTTGTCATTATGACTTTATGCCACACTTTTCGTCCTTCACCAATTTTGTATTTCTTTGACTCTACCAAGGCTTGTGCTGCATCCTCAGGATCGTAGGAACCTTCAGGACTATAAGCACCTGCGACCGCCGTTACCGTCGTTTCTGGCGTTCCATCGCCATCGTAAAACCCTGTATCGTCTGTTTGTTCATCGGTATCATCACCAATCGAACTAATATATTTTGCTAACCGTAACCATTCTTCACTTTCTGCTGTTGGCGCGGTTTCTTGACCTGGTGTGTATTCAGCTAAGTAATGTTCCCGTTTCGCATTCTTGTTACGAGCAAATAATTGTATATTCATTTTTAATAGCATTATTTTTCCCCCTTGAAGGTTGTTAGTTTTACTTGAAGATTTAACAAAAAAACGAACCAGCCTTGTTCATCAGCATCATTGATGAACGGCTTGCTCGATATTGTAAGATTATTGAATTCAAATGAATTATTTGAGCTAGTTATTTCTTCTAGTTGTTCTAAATAATCTGAGATCAACCACAATGCTTGCTCTATCTTGTCACCATCTTTTGACTTCATTGCGATTTCATAATTCAGTTGTTGGTCCTTGATACCATCATAAAACTCAGTTATTACTTGGCCGCCGGGTAACGGATAAATTACTAGGCTTTCATCAGCAGAAAGGTATCCTTTTCGGATTTTAAGAGGTAACCCATCAATTGAATTGATTGAATCTTTAATACGATCGATAAAATCCATTAGTTTATTCCCGCCCCTCTTAGAAAAGCACGTTTCCACGATTTACCATACAGTCTTTTAGCCTTTAAATCCCAACGTGGGCCAGTACCTGGTGTAGAGTAATTTTTTCCTCTCAGATAAAATTGACGCTTTGCGTACTTTGTTTCATATAGGATCGCGCTTCCGTCATTTTTTAGATGTGCGGTTGCTCGAAGGGTATTACTTTTTCTAGGTACAAACGGATTCATATCAGCCATTGCTTGATTTCCCAATGCATACCTTCCCCGTTTCATTGCTTCAGGACTTAATTTTGTCCGCACGCCTTTTATATTTACTTCTACACCCATTAGACCACCTCTAACTCATAGGAGTATAAATCGTCTGTATAAGCTTCAGTAAGTCGGTCAACCTTAGTCACCGTGTGTTCTATTCCATCATAGATAACTAATGATTGTGCTTTAAAATCGAGCATTGGATCGGTCAAACCAGCATAGCAAAAAATCACTGCATTATAGAGTAGTTGCTTGCCGTTCGTTGAAAACGTATATTGGCTTCCGCGATCGATGCGGCAAAAAGAAATGGTTTTTTCTTCACCGTACTCAGGCTTGTTCCAGTCACCTTCACCTAGATACTCTCGATAAATAAACGAATCAACCAAGAACTCTTTTGGTGGTTTCGGCATTAACATGAGTCAACACCTCGATATAGAAGCCCTGTACCTTCGAGATAGATATAAATGTCCTCGGCCACTAAAGATTTGCTCTCATTAGCTCCTGATGAGTTATATCGGCTTCCATTTGAAACACTGGTACGACCAGCAGAAAAAGTCTGTGGCGCTTTGTTTATGCTCTCATACGTATCAGCGCCTAGCTCTCCGAAATATTCTATTTGGCTGCTAAGAGCTAACTTGAATTGTTCAACACGAAAGGAAATTGGATCTTCATCGATTTTATGCAACTGATAAAAACGATTTGTGACATTGTCGATCACTGCGACGGCTTTTCGATAGAACTTTTCGAATGTTTCTTTATACTCATCCGATTTTCCAGTGATTTTTTTGAATTCTTCGAATGTAATATAGCTCATGACTTGCCTCCTTCCATAAAAGAAAGGCTAGCCAAAAGACTAGCCTCCACTCGGTTCAGTTATTGTAACTTCACATGTTGCAGTTTTTCCATTTATAGTCTTAGCAGTAACGGTAGCACCCCCTACAGCAATGGCGGTTACTTTTCCTTGTACTGGAGTGACAGTCGCAATAGCGGTATTGCTCGAACTATATTGGACTGACTTATCTGAAGCGTCACTAGGTACAACAGTCGCAGACAGCGTTTCGTTTGCCCCAACTTCAAGAGTCAACGTCTTTTTATTCAGTGTAACTCCTGATGGGGCTACGCTTTTGGGGAATATGAAATATAGATTGCTTTTTTAGCGTTATCGAATACAATAGCATCGTAGTAGTCTAATCCTTTAACAGTATCACGATAACCGTTTCTGTCTTGAGAAGCCGGAACTGTGTCAACCGTACCAAATTTCACGATTGGAGCGACCGCTTCTAATGGAGTAACAATAAAGTTGATCGTTTCTTCAATACTAATTCCTTTAATACGATCTTTCGATACTTTAAGGATTGGAACGCCACCATCAATTTGTGCAACTGTGCGGTTAATTCCGGCGATTTGCAATTGATTGGTTGTAAATGTTTTGCTTACGCCCTTAGCATTTTTCAAAAGTCGATAAGTTTTTGCTGATGCAAACATTACGTATCCACCTGGTACTTCATTATCTGTCATGTATTCTTCTGCTGCATCATACGCATCTAAAATATTGTCAGTAGTTAATGTTTCATTTACTTTGTTCCCAGCATTATCAAACATTACTTGGATAGCTACTTTATCACGGTGTGGCGTTGTAATTAAGCGTTTATGTTCAGTTACCACATTATTAATTGTCAATGCGGCGCTTTCTGATTGATCCAATTGGTCAACATCATAAGCCATCCAATCTTCGTGGGTTAGTTTGATCGTTTCTTTTTCGATTGAAATCGCATTTCGAGTATTGTCTTGGTTACGTTTGTATTGTGTTGCTTCCATAAATCCGGACATCTTATTGATACGAACTTCATTCACGCCCACAAAATCAGCTGCTGTAATGCTTTTTGCTCCCTGAGTCAATACATCCCAAACTTGAGAGTCCGCTCTAAATTCCTTGTCAATTGTTGCTAAATCTTTACTGTCTAATACTAATGCCATATTTTATTCACCTAATCTTTCTTGTATTTTTTGTACCATTGTTTTGCCATCACTCTGTCCGCCCGAAGGATTACCAGGGGTAACAATTTGTGGCTTGGGATCAGAGGCTGGATCACTGTTCTGAAATAAGAATGCTTTATTTTCCTGTAATCCTTTCAATTGCTCGTCAAAACCTTGTAACTTTCCGTCTACAACTTTGATTGTGTCTTTGTCTAGTTGACCTAGTACAATATCTTCATCGAGTGCGTGTGCTTCTTTGAGCGCTAATTTGATAGCAAAGTCCTTTTGTTGTTCCGACAATTGTTTTTCAGAATTAGTTTTGGCTTCGTCAAACTTGGTTTGCAAATCTGTCAATTGAGTTGATAAATCTTTATTCCCTTCTGCTGCCTTTTTAAGGTTATCCAACTCAGTTTGGTTTGAGTCTAGTTGTTCTTTAAATTGATCACGCTCTTGCTCTGCAGTAGCTAAGCTTTTATTCAATTCGTTCACTTTTTGACCATGTAAAGCCATAATCGATCCGATTTGTTCGTCTAATAAACCTAATTCTTTTAGTTGTTCTCTTTTCATTTCCTTCATCCTTTCGAGTTTTAACGTGGCAACGACCACGATGGAGTGAACAGTTTTACGCCATATTCAGGGCAAAA